TAGCTAATGACTTCATAGCTCAAGAAGTATTCAACGTTTCTCCTAGCAGTGCATTTGATACTGGTGAAGGTATCCGGTCTGGTTTCCAAGCTCTTATGGTTGCTGGTGTTCCTATCTATTTAGACCCATATTGCCCAGAAGGTACTTTGTATTTGTTGAATAACAACTATGGTGCATTCTATATTCATGAAGATGCAGCGTTTGCATTCACAGGGTTTGAATCTACCTTGCCTAATTCGCAAATTGGTTATATTGGTGCTGTTATTTCTGCCATGGAACTTGTTATTACGAAGCCAAAAGCCTTTGGCCGAGTTGGTTCATTCACTTACTTATCAATTTAAGGAGATAAGAACATGGGTTTTAATAAAATTAGCGTACCGGGTTATAAGAATTATAATCCACCGCTTACCGTTACATTGGCTCCTGGGGAAGTATGGCTTATCCCTGCTGGTCAAGGTGTTGTTGGTACTTTTGGTGCTACTGGCACTCAGTTGACAGGGTTTACTCTCTCTGGTCAATATTTTGTTGATCTTGGAATGTACACTGTCATTCAATATTATGATCCTAACCTACAAGTATGGCGTCATTTTGGCGGTGCTGGTAGTGATATGGTTCTTTCTAGCGATGGTACTAATTTCCGCTTAGCTAACCTAACTGGTTGCCCTATTGGTGCTGTTGTTACTACTATTGGGAGTGGATACACAAATGGCTTCAACACTGTTACTTGCACTCCTTCTGCTGGCAGCTCTACTTGGAATACTATTGTAGGCGGCTCTATTAATACCACTGTGACTATTACCACTGCTGGTACTAATTATTCGTTGCCTCCTATCTTAGTTTTTAACCCTCCGGCAAATCAAGGCAGTACTCCGTATGTTCTTCCTACTGCAACCTGCACTCTTACTAGTGGAGGAATTGGCGCGGTAACGGTAGTTAACCAAGGTGCTGGACTAGTTGCTGCTCCTACTATCGTTGTAATGCCACAGCCTGGCGATACAACCGGTGGTGGTGCTGTATTGACAGTTAATGCCTCCTTAACTAACTCTGGAAAGCTTCTTTGGGTTGGTATGGCTACACCGGGTTCTGCATTGACTGCTGTTCCTACTTTCAGTTCTATTGCTTCTGCAACTGGTTACACTGGTGGTAGTGGTGCAGCAGCGACGATCCTTATGGATTTCACTATTACCGGCATTACAGTAACTACTGGTGGTGGTGGGTATCCTGCTAGTACGAACTTCCCTGTAGTAATTGGTGCAAATCCTGTTGCGGCTTCTACGGCTGTTATTAACCCATATACCGATGTTGGTATGGTTCAGCCACGGGTTGCTCAGTTAAATATGGTAACTACTACATCATCTGGTGCATTTACAACTGCTTCTGTAAATATTGCTGATGCTGGACATGGTTTCCCTTGCGCGCCCACAGGCATTTTGCCGTATTATTATGGTGTTACTGGCCAGGCAGTTTTAACGCCTACAGTAGGTGGACAGACTGATACTAGTTTGATTTATCCGCTATAACAAGGAATGAAGCCATGATCTTCGTTACAAATAAAAATGATTTTGAACATCAAGACCGATTTGACGGAATCGACTACTTCTTTGTGCCTGGTGAAAAGGTAGCATTGCCAGAAGAAGCAGCCGCGCATATGTTCGGTTTTGGTCGGTCGGATAAGACTGAGAATTTAATTCGACTTGGATGGAATCTAAAACAGGAAGATGGCAAAGTAACAGACGATACTGATGCTGGCGTAAGTAAGTTACGTAAATTTGTATTTACGTCAGCACAGATCATAGAAGTTTCTGATAATGAAGTAAAATAATAAGGTGTTTTAAATGACTACCACTTTGAGCACATATCAGACAGACATATTACGTATTCTTCATGATCCATATATGAATACGTATACTACGTCTGATGTGCAGTCCGCAGTAAATGAAGCTCGCAGACAATTGGTAGCCGATACTGGTTGTCTGCGTTATTTGCAGACAACTTATGTTAACACTTCAACTGAATTGTATCCTTATGGCCAAGTCATTGGTTATATGATTAATTCTGGTGGTTCTAACTACACAAATCCAACTATAACGATTAATGGTGGTGGATATACCACGCAGGCTACGGCAACGGCGACGGTTGTTTCTGGTGTAATCACAAGCGTCACGATTACTAATAATGGTGCAGGATATATGCCAGAATTGTCGCCTATTACCGTTTCTATTACTGATTCTACTGGTAGTAATGCAAGTATATCTTTTGGAGCTATCTCCATGAATACGCTAGATATACTTCAGGTAAATATGATATGGAACACAACTAGATACGCTATGGATTGGATGTCTTGGAGCGAATTTAGTGCAACATTAAGAACATGGACTAATTGGACTAGCAGACCAGTAGTTTGGGCGCAATATGGTGAAGGAAGTATTTATATTGCTCCACCTCCTGATCAAACATATCAATTGGAAGTTGATACTATTTGTTTACCTATTGACATAACAAGTAGTTCTACATCAGACCCAATAAATTTGGCTTATCAAGGCCCAATTAAATATTACGCTGCTTATATACTAAAACAAAAGGAACAATCATTCGGTGAGGCTGATTGGTTCAGGGAACAATACGACAAGAGAGTAAATGAAGTTAGGAATCAAGTATTTACTCGCAGAGTTCCATCAATGTACGATCAATGGGGTAGATAATGAGCGAACCCTATAAGAAAGCCAGAGGAGAAAGAGATAAACATGAGATCGCCCTTATTGATTTTAAGGGCGTTAATGTTCAAGCTAAGCGTCAAGCAATTCAGGACAATGAATTTTATTGGCTAGAAAATGTTATGCCTATAGGCCAAGGTAACTTACAGGTATGCCCTGGGCCTTCTGCTGCTCTTTTAACTCTTAATAATGAAACTGTAAATTACACTACATTTGCCAATGTAGGCGGAACTGATTATATATTTGCATTCTGCCAATCTGGCGCTGCTTATTCAATAAATGCGGTGACATATGTATCAAACAAATTTGCATCTGCAGGTAAATTTAGTTCAACAGGTGTTACTGCAATACAATGGAAAAACGAAAGACTATTAATAGATGATCCAAACAATGGTTATTTTTCATGGGATAATAATGCCGGATTAACAGCTAATGGCGGTGTTGCTTATGTTAATGTAACAACAGGCGGAACTGGTTACTCAAATTCTTTTTCTGTTACCTTCACAGGTGGAGGTGGTACTGGTGCTGCTGGCACAGCTAAGGCTGTAAATGGGATAATCATAAGCGTCACCATGACGAACCCAGGGTCTGGATACACAAGCGCCCCTACGCCTGTTTTTACTGCTGGCGGGGGTTCTTCCGGAGCAGGTACATCGTATCTTATGGCTGGACCATCACAAGGAACTGCGATTGCTGTTTATGCCGGTAGAGTATGGGTGGCATACAATAGAACGATAAACTATACTGACGTTGGAACACCAAATGGATTTTTTCAATTTGCTGGTGGTTCTAGTGGTTCTTTTACTATTACTGATAGCACTTTACACAAAAATATTACAGGACTTGTTGTTGCAAATAACTTCATGTATATATTTGGTGATAATTCTATTGATATTCTTGGCGACGTTCAGATTGTATCAGGTGCAACAATATTTACAAGAACAAATATAACAGCAGCAATAGGAACAAGCCTTCCAAATTCTATTTTCCCTTGGTATAGAGCTGTTGCATTTGCTGGTGCTGGTGGATTCTATAATTTAACTGGCGCTTCTCCTGAAAAAGATTCTTCAAACCTAGACCCGTTTTATTCTTCCATTGATTTCTCAAAAGGAGTAAGCGCAGGTCAGGTGTCTGTTAATAACATACTATGTACTGCATTTTTAGTTAACTTTTTAGATACTTTTACACCGTATAACGCCAGTAGATATATATTGGCAATGTATTTTGATAAGAAATGGTGGTTTTCTAATCAAGTATCTGGATTAACTTTGTTATGCAGTACAATATTAGGTGGCACTCCAATATTGTTTGGATGGGCTGGTAATGTTTTGTATAAATTATTTTCAAATACTACATCACAAATAGGTACTAGAATACAAACTAAGTTGTTTGATGGTAAAGCTCCTTTTGTTGATAAACAATCTTTAAAATTAGGAATTGGTATTACATACTTAACAACAAATGTTCAAAGTGTATCTGCTTCAATAGATAATGAGAAGACATCTAATACAGTGTTTACTAGTGTTTCTAATTATGTTACATGGGTAAATAATACATCAGGTACAGTTACTTGGACTAACAATTCTAGTGACGTTGTTAATTGGCTTTCTGGTGGTTATGTCTTATCTATTGCTGATGCTCCTTTGTCTGGTGGTAAGTATTTGGGTTGTACTGTTGTATCGTCTGGCTATCCATATAATCTAACAGAAATATTGATAGAATACGAAGAAGGAGCCAGGTGGTGAACATTGATTTACAGTGTATTTTTAACAATAAAGATGCTACTGCATGGAAAATATTCCTAGGAGATCATTCTTTCTGTCATTCTACAATAGGAAGAAAAGTTGTTGAGATTTATAATCTAACTCCTATTCAATATCCATTGTCAAATTTAATTGATATAAACGACTGGTTGTTACGACATAATGACGAACATAAGTCAATAGCTGCTATAATAGGTATATCTACACCACCAGATTTAATTTCTGTGGATTTTTCTAAGGAAGATCAATTTTACAACTGGATGTACAATCATCAGGCAATACATGATCAAATTAAACAGGTGATAGGCATATGATTACTTACAAATGTGAAAACGTATCTGAAATATGGGAAGAGGCTCTGCCTCTTTTTGAACATCATTGGGAAGAGGTAGAAGATTATGCAATTAATGAACACCCAACTCCTAAAGTAGAATCATATGCAAATTTAGAAGAAAAAGGGCTTTTTAAAGCAATGATAGCCCGTAACAATGGCAAGCTTGTTGGTTATTGTTTCTTTTACCTATATAACCACATGCATTATCCTCATAAGATATATGCTTTGAATGATGTACTTTTCTTGTTGCCTGAATACAGAAGAACAAATGCTGGCATAAATTTAATGAAAGAAGCTGAGAAAATGGTTGTTGATGCTGGAGCAGTATCAATTTTATGGGCAGTAAGGGATTTTAGAGATTTTAGCCCCGTCTTAAAGAGAATGGGATATCATAAACAAGAAACTGTTTATTTTAAGAATTTAGGATAAAAGATGAGAAATATCAAGAAGATACATACTCAAGTTAGGTATGGTGGTGGTGGTGGTGGTGGTTCGGGTGGAGGAAGTAGCGGTTCCGGTGGAATAAGAGGGTATTCTGGAAACTCATCATCTAGCAATAGTGGTGGGTTTGGTGGTTTAGCGGGTCCAAATTCTGATGCTGCAGGATTAGGGACTGATGGATTTGGTGGAAGTTATGGCTCTTCATCGTCAAGCACTAGCAGCAATGGAGGATATTCTTCATCTAGCAATAGTGGTGGGTTTGGTGGTTTAGCGGGTCCAAATTCTGATGCTGCAGGATTAGGGACTGATGGATTTGGTGGAAGTTATGGCTCTTCATCGTCAAGC